GTGAACTTAGAGATACTTACGAGCTTCAGCAGAGTCTATAAATCTACCTTTAGCCTCAACCAGAGTATCACCTATCTTAAAATCAGGATGATAATTATGATCGATAGTATATGGTATTTTTTCAGGGTGATATTCGCAAGATGATAGTATACCATCTCTGAGTTCACCTTCCCATTTAGAGTCTGCTTTTCTTACCTTACCTTTCCAACTGTTATTAAGTTTATATCCCATAGTCTACTCTTCCTCCTCATAGTAGTCGTCATCTATTCCTAGATGTTGTGACACCATGCTTACTATAGAAGAGTAACACCATTCACAAAAAGTAACAGGGCATATCCCAAAATATCCTTGAACTCCACCTGCTTCTTCATCATACTCACTACCACATATAGAACATTCATCTTTTGGCATGAAAGCCTTTTCTATATCACTTTTTGATTCACTAGACATAAACCTCCTATTTTTCCCAGTCTGATTTCCACAATCTTGGATTGTTTCTTTTCTTTTCTTTCTTTAAATTCCATTGTAACTTGGTAGTCCTGTCCATTTGAACAAGACCCCAAGTTTTTTTAATTGGAGTATTAACCACCTATCCAACCAAATAACATAGCCACCACAACAATCGCTAAAAATACCGTAAGCGATTTATTCTTTAAGACTACATCTGCTACATCTTTAATGTCTTTCATTCAGATAACTCCTTTCTTATATCATCATCTAGCAGTCGCCATATAACTAGCGTTGCTATTAAACCAACAAGTCCAGCAGCACCAAGTTCATGGATGATTCCAATGATCGTGCCGATGACATTGCCACCAAGAAAAGGTACGCTATGACCAAAGACAATCTGTAACACGATTGCCAAACTAATCAGTTTAATACCTATATTAATAGAGGCATCAGCGACACCTATTATTTTATCTAACATTTATAACTCCTATATTGTTAAAAATTAAGTAATATGCCTCTTTGCATAATACATAAGACCTGATATTTTATCAGGACTCTCCATGAGAAGTCCAAGTGCAGTATTACAGTGATGACACAATAGACCCCTGACCCTACCAGTTTCATGACAATGGTCAACATACAGCTTGTGGTCATCGTCTAGTCCATACTGGCAATTCTCATTGGCGCAAGTACCCCCTTGTTCCTCACTAATCTTTTCCTTATCCTCAATAGAAAGATCATACCTCCACTTGTCCATATAGCCGGGATTAGATTCTTTCCAAACCTTGTTTAATTCACTTCTACAAGACTTGCAAATCTTACTAGGATTTTCCATCTGACCCTTGCTAAAATTGGAAGAGTCTTTCAACTCCCCACATTTCCTACATTTTATATTATTAGAATTCTTCAACTTTCCACCCCGCACACATATTTGAATCTGCTGGAGAGCAAGTCAACTGCTGATTTCTCATCTCATCCATCTTAGTTTCAAACTCAGCACACCCTGATAGTAAGGATACTATGAATTGTAATACAATTATTAATGCTACTGTTTTCATTCTATTTCCCTCTCTTCTTCAATTAAATCTACCATTTCACATACACTTCCAGTACACGCCATAGTTTTCATACTTATTGTAGTGTCTGAGAGTTCGTATTCCTCTATTCTAGACCAGTTAACAGACTTAGGCATGTCTTTGAAAGCCTCAAGGTAGATTCTCTCTACACAGTCCTCATATGGAGCCTGTTGATAAGTGTGGTCTGAGTGCGGTAAAAAGCTAACACCACTCACTTCATCAAAATGTTCGTATACCCACGCACCCACTTCCATCCATTCATGGTCTTTAACACTGATTGTTACACTAGGTTTATGTTCACAGTAGAACCTCTGATATACAAGCCATAGTTCTAATTGCTCTATTGCTGTTCTATCGTTCCTAAGTATTGCACCCTCTGGTGCCTTCATAGGAAATGTAAACACTGAAACACTATCCGGTTTCATAATATCAGATTCACAGGGGACACCTTCATCTTTCATCAGCTGTGCTATAGGGTCTTTAATGTCCGCCCTCACCCGTCTTAAATAATAACTATTATGTCTAGGGTGGATGCCACTAGCTGAATCCACTAATTGTGATACAGTACCACTGGGTTTAATAGCAGTAATAGCAGTAGCAGGGTTTATACCTAACAACTCTGACCAGTGCGAATTAACCTTAATTGTTTCTTTTCTCAACTCCTGTAGGAACTCCGGTAGACTCTTCTTACCATAGTATTCTTTTTCTTCAAGTCCACCATTCATGAACGAGTTGTCCATAATACCAGTGAGAGATACACCCAGTAGCGCCTCCTCTTCTGTATTAATAATCCATTTTTTCCTAAGCCTTTTAAGATTTGTTAACGATGCTTGGAATGTACCAAGTATAGTGGCTAGCCTTATCTTCCTTTTTATATCTTTTTGTGTATCCCCGGCTCTCACCACAACCTCTGTTAAATTACAGAATTGTCCGTCCCTTAATATAATCTCTGAACAAGGATTACAACCAAACTGATGTTCTACATCACGTCTTCCTAACTTAGCTACTTGTTTAATTGCGGCTTCTCTATTGAAGATCCCACGCTCACCAGATTTAGACTCATATAGGGACAACCACTCTTTCATGAATATTCCTATATCAGGTTTCTCTGTGTAGCATACACTGTTATTAGCTAATGCCATTTCTGGTGTATCTATCCACCACTGTCCAGTCTTAGCGTTACGCATACGCTCATCTGTTAAATTGGATAGACTAATAAGGGCTGAGCGTCTAACACCACCAACTACAACTATTTCTGCAACCTTTGCCATAAGCCTATGGCATTCATAAGATGTTAACTTACGATTCACTGCATCCTTAAACATTTGTACAGTAAACATGAATAAGTCAATAAGTGGTTCAGGGCCACTGGCTCTTCCACCGAATGTATTAAGTCTCTCACCCTTAGCCCTAACCTTTGATGTGTTCCATAGTGGTGCTTCACCATTGTACAAGAAAAGTATTAATTTTCTAAAGGCTGATTGCCAACCCTCTTTAGAATCTGTTACCATTATCACATCTTCAACATCCACTATCTCTTCTGGAATTTCTGGAAGTTTCTGTATGTGCTGACGCTCTACTGAAAAGCCTACACCAGTCCCATGCATAAGTATAAATAAACATTCATCAAAAGCCTTTGGATGGTCTACACTTAGGTAGGCGCAATTATATCCTGCTATATGGTTTTTTTCTAAAGCAGGACCTGCCGTCATCAGGGCTCTCATACTGGGCATAACTTCTAAATTTAATACTGCCTCTTCAAGTATCTTTCTAGTTTTTGGCACTAACTCTTGATTAGTATTCTCTTTTAAATGCTCTTCCATAAAATCGAAGTAGCGAGCAACAGTCTCTTCCCAAGTCTCTCTTCTCTTTTTCTCAGGTAGCCATCTGGCATATCGACTGAGTGCTATAAAATTTTGATAATCATTCGGTAGTGTCTTCAAAATAATCTCCTCTCTTTTTCTGTTCTTTCTTTTTGTTAAGTATTGATTTAGTATGCCATGTTCTATCGTATCTTAATGCATACTTAAGTTTGTTTATTATAGGATGTTTTTTAATTTTTTTCATCCATCTCCGAAAGGAGACCTAACTCCTTTAACCTATTAAAATATCTTTTATGGACATCTGAATACATTCTAAAACCCTCGTAATATTCAGGATCTTCTTCAATCAAACTGTGAAACTTTGATAATGCTTCAGCCAGTTGGGCGATATCATGCCCTTTCTCATCTTCTTCTGCTAGACTCTCTCGTATACAAGACTTTAAAAGTCTATTTTCAGTTCGTAGCAATTCGTAATTAATGGATGTCATACCAAGTTTCTCCTATTTTTGAGTTTCCATTCATTGGACATTTAAAACCAAGTCTCTCACCTGCAATTGTTGCAGACTTCTCTAGTACCTTGGCAAGTTTATTTGCATCATCTTTATTGCATTCAAAGTTCTGCTCGTCATGCATAATGGCTAATAGTTTACAATCTATATTGTTCTTTCTAATAAGACCATCAGATACAATAGCCCATTCTTTCGCTAGAATTGCCTCATTACCTTGTAGTAAGTAATTAAGTAATTTATGTTCAGAGTCTACTTGAATCCTTCTCCCATCTTGGGCAGTTATAAATTTATTTCCAGACGTACTAAACTCAGATATTAACCTATTCTGAAGTTTCCTTAAAAGTGGAAATCTCTTTAAAAACTTAGTTTTAAGGATAGCACCTTCCTTAGATTTGCCTCCAATGATAGACCCAAGTTTAGCCGCACTTGCGCCAAATAGGAATCCATATATGAAAGTTTTAGCCTGACTTCTATTTTTTAATCCCACGGCTTTCTGGTTAACAGTGTGCACATCAGTGCCGTCCTCCTCTCTACCAGTAGTAACAATATCAACATAATCAGGGTCTTCCATAGCAGATGCTAATAGTCTCAACTGGGCTGATGCTAAGTCGCAACCTACCAGTACTTTCCCCTCAGGTGCTATAAAGAGACTTCTCATCTCTTTACCGAACACGGCTTTTGCACCGGGAACATTAACTAAGTTCCTGTGAGACATTCTTCCAGTAGCAGTCCCTAAAGTAAATGGGACACATTCTAATCTATCGTCATCCCTACAGACACCCAACCAACCTTTAGATTTGTTTTTCTGATTCTGTAGTGTGTTTCTTCTATGTTGGTATATAGCGTGAAGTGCTATATCTTGACCAAGATCACCCTTAATGGATGCATAGGAGTCCTCTGTTAGTTTAGCAGAAGTCCTAATCACGCCCCCATCTTCAGTCTTCTTAGTGTTCCATTCAGTTGGTTTCCAACCATTTTTGAACAAAAGCTTCTTAACCTCTGCAGTCTGAGTTAGCTTTGCAGGGGTAATATCAACTCTACAGTATGGTCCATTTATGACCAAACCTTTCTTATTATTTATCAGGTCTATACCTTCATAGCCATCAAACCAATTCTTTATGTGTTGGTGTAGTTCCCCTTTCTTAGTCCATTTGGGGACTATTGGTTTTCTTAACTGCTTACCACCAACTAAATCTTTTTCATAGTCCACGCCTTTGGTCTTCATTATCTTGTTACACTCTTCATTAGTAACCCAGAAATCAGGACATTTTAAAATAGGTGGCATTAGAGGTTCAATCTTATTTCTAAGTTTATCAATCTCTCCAGTTAAGAATTTAATATGTTTGTCAGCAAGATCTTTATCTACTAACCATCCGTTCTTAATCTGTTTTGCACTTATCCTAGCTATTTTAAATTCTCGATTAAGGACATCTTTAGATATGCCGGACTTCTTAAATTCCCCAAGAAGGGCATGGAAAACTCTGACATTTATCAGGACATCCTGCTCACATCTTCCTAACATAGAAGACTCAAATTGTAACCATTGGTTCTGTGAAGGTTTTAAAACACCAAAGTGTTCACCCCACATTTCTAAACCATGTCTACCTTTATATCTACCTAAGCATCTGTTGAAATTTAATAATTGACTCATTAAAAAAGTATCAACGAACCTTGCGTCAGTCTTAAAATTAAAGAGTTTTTCTAAAAGGGGTATATCATACATAATGATATTGTGACCTATTAACTCATCAGCCTTAGCTATATATTTGAGACCCTCAGAGATAGAGGGACAGCTAGAATCATTATCTGAAAAAGTAACTGAAGTCTTATTAATTATATCGTAAGTAGAAATACACCATGCTCTTGTAGCCTCATTAACAAAGCCATCAGACTCTACATCAAAAACTATTTTTTTCATGTCTACTCCTATTCAAACTCCGAGGGAGTACTGTATAGGCGACCTGTAACATTATCATATCTGGCATTTCCTGCAGGCCCTGTATGTCCAGTAAACCTGTTCTTCAATACTGATATGCTAACTCTTTGCCTCTCAGCCTCGTCCTCCGAGTACTTATTTCTAGAAAATCCTATAATTTGAAAAGCTATCTGCTTTAAACTTCCAGAACCTTTTAGAGAATCTTCAGTTATAAAAGCACCTTCTTCAAAAGTTTTACCCCCACTTGTCTTCCTTAAATGAGAGACCACTCCAATCCAAACATTATGCTTTTTACATAACTTTAAAAGATCCGACATTGCCTTATCCATAGCCTCATTCACATTCCCGTCAACCTCACTAACTGCTATAGTTATATGGTCTAGGAATATAAATTTGCAACCGGATGCGGCCATAAATTCTATTTTATCCATAAGGGATGAATCACTTACTGACCCCTGATGGTCTAATAACAAGAGACGACCTGTCCCCGCTACCTCTTTCCAAGCATTTAAGCCTTCTTCCCCTGAGCGGTCAAATACGACATCTGGGAGGTTTATTCTCTTATCAAGGTGTACCCCTACTATCCCGTCTAAAGTCTCCCGTATGGACTCCTCAAGGGACACTACGCCAATTTGGTAGTCAGTGGTCATTATTAAATGGTAAATATCCTCTTTAACAAAGGTAGACTTACCAGAACCAGTACCTGCTGTAAAAATAGTAAGTTCACCAGTCCTGCGACCAAAAGTCATTTTATTCACATTAGCAAAGCAGTCGGGGTATGGTACGGAATCCTCTCTTCTATCTTCATTGAATAAATCCCAAGTATCTGCAGAATTAACAATACCTGCAGGGGAGTACATCTCTGCATTCCATATTGATTTCTCTAACTCGTATGTCTTACCTGCAACCAAGTAATCAGACGGGTCTTTACCAAATCTACCTAAGACACCAATTTTAGCCTTACCTGTTCTGACCAACCTAGCACAAGATTTTGCCCCATCTTGTCCTGCTTCATCGTGGTCAAATAGAAATACAACCTCGTCAAAAGAATTCAGATAGGCTAGATTTGAAACAACCTGCTTGTACCCACCTTGGGCTCCATTGATAATTGAAACTACCGCCCACTCTTGACCCTTATCTTTCCAAACCTGTTGAATAGACATTGCATCTATAGCCCCTTCTGTAACAACAATCCTTTTGCAAGAACCGGGGGCGAACTTAGATTGTCCAAAGAATTCATCTTTATTTTTAACAGACCCAATAGCAAGAAACTTTTTATTCTCAAGATCTCTTCTCTCATAACCGACTATCTTACCTTTGTTGGTTACGGGGTAATAGTGATACTTAATAGTCTTACCATCTTCCTCTGAATATCCAACCCTTACATCGTAAAGTTCAGCTATCTCTTTTTTAATTTTGCGCTCACGAAACCCTCTAATTGGGTAATCCTTTATATCGTCTATAGTCTCCATAGACACATGAAATTCTTTAGGGGTTGATTTTAAATCCTGACCTTTTTCCATATATATCCCCGTATCTTCACATCCGAAACAGAAATATGTCATCTTGTCGCCATTATCGTACACGGCTTTGTTATCCCTCGAACCACAGGCTTCACAAGATTCATGTCTAATGAAGACACCCTCTTGGGTATTTTCTTTATTCTTCATTTCTCCTCCGTAGAAAAATAAATGAGAGGACTACGCTTTCACGGATAGGTAGTTTTAGCCCGAACCTCTCTTAATTACTTAATAGTCACCCTCTTCTTCAAAATCTAAATCTACATCTTCCTTCTTAGATTTATTAAATTCTGCACCAGATTCCAAGTCACCAAACTCTGAACCTGCAGGGTCTGATTTCTCGTAAGGTATAAGATTAGTAACAAGAACATTCTTTAAACTCATAGACTCACCTTTTTGACCTTTATAGTCCCAGTCATAAGTATCAAATGATATGGTACCAGTAGAACCATTACCCACGATAACGCCAGTTAGCGGTTTAATAGTACCTTTCTCTGTTCTTGTGAAAACACCGGGAGGCGTTAAATCCTTACCTGCAGATGTTTTCGCATTTTGCTTAAATGTGACTTTATACTGTCCAGTCTCATTACCATCTGCGTCCTCTACAGGTCGCAAAGTTCTAATGAAACCATTCTTCTTAAACTTCTCCGCTACTTTCTTATCAACATAAGCCGTAACAGACCACTGAAGTTTTTCAAAGTTTTCTTGTGGGTTGTTGGGGTCTAAAAAACACCAGTTCAATTCCACATTCTCAACTAAATTAGCCATTGGTTTCCTCCTTCTTGTCTAATTCATCTTCAAAACTAGGTAAGTCCCACATCTCTCCGACACTATGTCGTATCCAAAGTAGTCTACCCATTTCTAACATTACATCATTATAATCATCCCCGTAAGAATTTTTATAATGACCCCTGATGATATTCCAAGTATCTTGAATATCTTCATAATCACCTAAGATTTTCTTTGCTTTTACGGGGCCAATCTTAGGAACACCCTGTATATTATCAACCGGGTCACCTGCTAACATCTGGTATTGAAAATGTCTAATACCATCGTATTCAGTAACATAACTTGATTCTTCTCTCTTGAAATCATACTTTGCACCCGGAATAGTCCATAGATCTTTATCTATGGTGCAAATTATTGTATTCTCTTTATCATTAGTCTGGGCAATAGCCAATGTGTCATCAGCCTCTTCATCTTCAGATACCAATGCACCACACTCATCAACAAGATAATCTCTAACCTTTTGGTAATAGAATGGTTTATAACCTTTCCTGTTACCTTTGTATGGTTTTGTTATTGCGACCTCTTTTCTAAAATTAGTGTGCCCTGACAAATGCAATTCATAATCATCAGATTTTGTCTTCTTAACTAGACTCTTGATAAAGTCCGTTATAAAGTCAACACATTCTGACCAAGGTTCAATAACAATCTTTCCAGAAACTATGCTATATGGCGACTCTTCAGTCTCAGAAGCCTGTAATTTCCAAAGGGTGTTTATATCCTCTAGCCCATTCTGTGCGTGTCGCTTACTGTCATACTCTTGTAAAACCTCACCATCTTTATCTATAACATTATAGTAATTGGTTTGGCAATGGTTTGCTGACCAGTAAACAATAATATCAGCATCTATTAAAGCCTTCATTTTTCCTCCTTTATTTTTTTCAGTCTTATCGTTCTTCATCCTCTTCCTCCAATTTCCTCAACTCCTCATCAGGATCAAACGCATCAGCATTTTCATTAAAATACCAAGTATCATCCTCTTCATCTGGGTCAGCCATAAAATGAATTAATTTATCTATTGCCTCAGGGTCTCCGGGCGACAACCCATACATTTCACACAATTCTGTAAATTCACTCGACATTTCTGCTCTCCTATCCTCTATTAGATGTCATATAATTAAGAGATAATGTACTTGGATTTTGAAATTTCATCCATTTGTAAATCACCGTAATCAATTTCATCTTCAAGACCAAAGGATTCTACTGTAGCTCCAAGTTGGTCTTTTTCAAATATCTCTTGAAAAACCTCTTTAAATACATCAAGAAGTAGTTCTAAATTATCTGCACTTACTGAAAACTGGTCATGAATCATCATAAAGTTGATTACACCAAGTTCTGCTAGTCTGCAAATAACTAAAGTTAATAAAGATGCATCTTGAGAATGTACAAAATTGGCACTTATACCTCTCTCATGGTCAGTTTTTCTAGCCTCATCAAGGAAAATCTGATAACTCAACTTAACAGGTCTACTTCCAAACATACAATTTACTCTTTTAATAGAAGTTTTTGCATAGTTCTGGAAAGCAGTAAATCCTGTGGTTGTCTTCCAAGTAATCATTGGCTTGTTACCACTATTCTCTAAATATACACAAACACCTCTTTTCAAAAGGTCTTTAGCCTGTGTTTGTCTAGGGAATGCCAACCTGACACCATCAAAGATAGCAGTACCTATGTAAGCAGAATCATCATAAGTCATTTCTGACAATATATCATAACCGTGGTCACGCCTGTCTTCATAAGTTTGGTCTTGTATACAACCCTTGCCTGCATCGTAGTAGTAAGACATGGTTGGTCTCTTGCAAAGTTTTCTCCAAGCCTTATCTCCTAAGTCTTCAAAACTTTTATAAGAGAAACCGTTATCAAGAACAGATCTAGCGATAACCATATAGGCATCTCCGATTTCCTTACTCGGATGTTGTACAACATTTGTCTCTTCAGCACCCGACCTATCCCTAGTCATGGCGGATAAGATTTGTAGCCCCGAATTGGTCGCATCTAGACCTATAGGTAAATGACAAACATAATCATCCCTACCTATCTCTTCCAACTTCTTCCACTCTAAAACAGCAGATATTAATTGAAACTTGGTCTTCTTGTCACCACTGAACTGTCTCAGCCATTTAGAATTAAGAGGGTCTTCAGATGCCTCTAATATCTCAGGCATCCAAACATAAGTCCAAAGAACCCTGTCATCCATTGATATTTTATCCTCACCTGCACAATTTGCGGTGTGTATTGCTAAAGCCCTTTCAACATCTTCAGTCCAATATACTCCATGATTGAACATCAATAGACCCTTTGCTAAATCTGAACCCGTAGGTTCAAAATAGTTAACAATTGGATAAAACCTACCTCTACTGTCTAACTGGAAATCGTAGTGGAAAGACTTATCACTCATTAGGGAGGCCATATCCATAACTCTATCAAACTCATACCTTTTGGAAGATGCTCTTACTATATCCAAAGCATCTGATGATTTATTCTTCATCCAACCAGAGGCTTTCCTCTTCTTATAGGTATTGCTCCTTCCATCTATTTGAGCAACTGTCAAACCTTTCTTTAAAAGTTGATGACTAACATTGTTCAAATACCACTTCTTTGCTTGTTTCCCTACAAATTCCGATGTTCTTTTGAAACTCAGAAGACTCCTCAAAGACTCGCTTACCTCATCACTATCTACAGTTTTAGGTATGAAAGGATGTTCATCTTTGTCGAAATCCTTGACAATTTCCAACAACTCTTCATTTACAGTGAAGGATGTTGACCCGTAAGAGTTCAAAGCATCGTAAACCTTTGGCATTCTCTTATACAGGTATTTTTTACTTAATTCTGGTGGCATCTTCTTGACTATTGGCACACCATTTTTGTATGGATGTGTCCAACCCTTGTACTCCTCTAGGGGTAAGTCGATTGGCGACACCTGTTTTATCTCTTGAAAATAATGAAAAAGTAAATTTCGCTCATCTTTAAAATCTAATCTATTCAATTTCATAACACCTTGTGACTCTGTTACTACTTGTGTGTAACCAAGAGACCCTAAGGAACCTAAGGCTTCTACTCCTGCTGAGATCATGGTAGCCTCTGCTTTTTGTGAAGTCCCCGATTTTAAATTGAATTGAGTATGTACATTCATTCTAGAAGCCAATGCAGATGCTGTTGATGTCAACGCTGTACCTTTTGACAATGCACTGATTGTAAAATCTAGAATATCCTCTGCAACTGTTCTTACACTGTCTGCACCGAGTAAAACCTTCTTAAATGCAGACTGCCGTCCCTTGCTTATCGTTTGGGACATATGATTTAATTGTGACGAGATTTGTAATAATAGTAATTCCCTCTTATCCATAAAACCTCCGTTTTTATATATCTAAGTTAATAACATCTTGTTTCGTTATCGTGAAATTAATTATTGAATCATCAGATGGTGACTCAAACATAATATCTCTTGTAAGTTGTTCAAATATTCCTTGTAAGCCTCTCGCTCCTGTATTCTCTAATATAGAACTCCTTGCAATTTCTTGTAATGCGCTTTTTGTAATTTTGAATTCGACCCCATCCTCTGCAAACATATGTTTGTACTGACTTACCAAGTTATTATTAATTTTTGACATAATATCGATTAGGTTAGATTCAGTAAGGGGGCTTAACGAGACCCTTGTTGGTAATCTACTCAACAATTCAGGGATTATACCAAATTTTTCAAAGTCATCGTGTACTACTTTCTTGTATATATCACTCTTGCTTAACTTCTCTTGGCTGCTTAAAAAACCAATCTTGTCTCCCACTCTTTCTCTTGAAATCACTATTTCCTCTATTTCAGTAAAAGCCCCTGCAACAATAAAAAGAACATCTGTGGTATCAAACATATAACTTTTCCTCTTGGCACTACTGCCTCGGTAGTTAGAACCTACTTTAAATTCACCACCTTCAATAATTTTTAAAAGTGCTTGTTGTACACCCTCACCACTAGGGTCTTTACCAGATGCAGATCTGTGGGCACTAATTTTATCTACTTCGTCAATAATAACGACCCCACACTGTGCTTTTTCTATATTACCCTTGGCTTTCTGTACAAGTGATTCCAATATGTCCTCTACATCGTTCCCAACATACCCTGCTTGGGTTAAACTATTTGCATCGGCAATAACAAATGGTAAGTTTAATTTCTTTGCTAATAATGAAGTTATGAAGGTTTTACCAACACCTGTACCTCCGATAAGAAGTATGTTATTTTTGTTAATAGCAACTCCTTCTCGCTTCAATTTAATTCTTTTAAAATGGTTGTACATTGCAACCGATAAAGTTTTCTTTGCCTCTGTTTGACCAACCGCATTTTCCTCTAAAAAATTGAATAGGGTTCTTGGTGTTGTTTCTTCTACTTCTCTACCACTGGAATCCTTTGTTTTTAAAATTGAGCCATCAGAGTCAACAGCATACCCAATATCGTCATTGTCTTCAAAATAAGAGTCTACTACATCAAGCGATTCTATGTAATCTTGTTCTTTCTTCAAATCTTCATAGAGGATCTTCCCTTTGTTGACATAGTTAATAAAAAGTTTAGGTGAGGCGGGTGCCACTACTGTCTGCAAACAAACCTCACACACTACTTTTTCATAATATTCAATTAACCTAAATATGTCTTTATCTAGTTTATTTCCTGTACAAATTGCACAAATACAATCTTTATTTTCCATTATGTTCCTTCTTTGCTTGATTAAACACCTCACTCACAGAGAAAGTTTCTTCTGTTTCAGCGTTAGTTATTGTTTCAGTTTCACCACATTCTTTACAAAATTCTAACCAAAGTTCCCCTCCATTTAATACTAAATGGTTAGTGGGTATTCTTCCTTCACAAAAACAGCATTGGTCACTCATTGTTTCTTCTCCTCTTTATCATCCCAACCTAAGATTTTCATACCCTCAACTATTGCATTAAAACATTCTGCCTTAGTTAACTCTTCCTTATTAGATGTCATATTATTCAAAGGGTAATCCGAGCCTGTCTCTATCTTGTAGAAATGTAAAAGTTTTCTCACTTCGTCACTGTCTTTTCCGAACATATCTATATACATCTCTACTGTTTGGGAATTACCCTCCGAACTTTCTCCAACTTCTAACGGAACATCTGCTCTTCCATAGGCTTCAATTTCCATATCATCGGAAAAGTAAGTATGTTCGTCAGAGTGAAGACTGGGTGAGAAATCATTTCTCAAATCTTGCTCAATGTGAATCTGCTCATGTCTTAAAACTTTAACTAACTCACTCTTGAACCAATCTCCATTAAAATCAAAGACTTCTGACTCATTGTGGCTAGAAATAAGTGTTATACAAACTTCACCAGAGTTGTCATCATAACTACCAGAGACACCGACTTCCCCTTTCGGGTAGTGATCTAAGTAATTATGATTGACATCAACATCTATATCTTCAAATTCAACTTGGATTGTCTTTCTGCAAATTCTCTCTACCATTGCAATTAATCTTGATATAGTCATCTCCCCTCCTTTCTATTTTTATTGAACTTATACCAACCACTTTTTTCTAAGTAGTCCACCGAATCGTCCAAAGCATTTGTGAAATGGTGAGTTCTGTATTCACTTGGACAGTCCTCATCAGCATGACAACAAAGCCACGCTAAGAGACCACAAACTTTATCCAACTCCTTGTGTATTTCCCTAACTCCTGCAGTCGGTCTGTCTTTATAGTATACATTTAACATTCTTTCGTAAAATGTTTTAGGGTTAATTTTGCCCATCACCCCTCCTCAAATATTGTTTTATTAAATTATTATTCATAATATCCCCAGTTCTTTTAAAGTTTCAAATCGAGTCTCAGATAGATGTCGAACTTCATCGACACCAATTAGACTAGTATCAAACCACCACATACTCGCATCCTCTTCATAGTTATCTTCATAGACATCATAACCAAGTTCGGTCATGATTTCCACATCCAATTCATATTTAGTTTTATTAGGATTATCGTAGTAATCAACTGTCGTCATATTGCGTATATGGTGATAAGAGAAATACTCCCGTTCACCATTCTGCTCTCTCAAAGTTATTAGTATCATTTATTTCCTCCCCATCAATATCTGTGTCAACGATTTCTACATCGTGTTCTTTGAAAAACTCTTCAAGTGTTACATCAGAATTTTTCAACCAGTTTATATGCCAGTGTTCACCGTAGCAGTAGATTATAAATTTCTTATCATATACTCTCATCTTCCACCTCCCTTTCTCTCAAGGGTATGTAATCATTGTTCATTAAGTATTTGTCGTCACTAATCTTAGTAACAAACTCAAGTTCCAATGCTTTGTTTAAAAGTTGTTCTTCATCTAGTTCAAAGTTCCAACTAGGTGCTTGTGCCATAAACAATTCGTGTTTAGTAAATATGACATCATCCATCATATACCCCCTCGGCAACTGCCCTTTCATATTCAATTTCACTTAGGTAGTCATCAATGACTTGAGCCACATCACCTCGAATGTCTGTCATATTTTCAGGCTTAGGGTTATCACTCCATTCAACTACCAATGACCATCCTACTATATATTTTTCTTCAATCATCTTTTCCTCCTATTCTAAATCAGCATCGCCATTTGGCATCTCTTTCTAAAACATTTATTTTCTTTTCTAATGTTTTTAGTAAGTCAGTTACTGTCTCTAATGAATTTACCATTCGCTGAGTTTGTATACTAAGTTTATTAATTTCTGCCCACAAGTCCAATTTATCTTGTTCTATATTCATATATCCTCCTAAAAAATAGAATTAATCACTAGAAACCCGCTTGTCTCTATAGGCTTCCATTCTTTGAAAGATTTGTGAATCGTCATATATATCCAAGAGTCTTTGAATAAATTCCTCGTGAGTATATCTTTCTCTCCCCTCGTCACCGACAACAGATTCATATATCTCATCTAGTTGCTTTTCTAGATCTTCCAATTGCTCCTCAAGTGCCATCTCTTTGTAAGCATCAGCACTATGGTGACCACCTGTTTCCTCTTCAACTAGAACATTATCCACCCAATCTCCATATCTGTCATAGACATCCATTGAATCGGGCATATCAATACTGGAGTCCACAGTGGTTCCGTGTATCTTGTAACTTTTATCTTTTGCCATTATTAGCCTCCTTGAAAAATACGGGTTTGGGTTCCAAGTTTTTTACTTCTTTCAGATGTTCCGTTACATCCAAAAGGGTCAAGTACCCAAGAACATCATCAGTAATTGGTGTGTCGTATGTCAAATCACTATTCCCATCGAGGACAGCCAATTCATACAAACCACTTTTTCCACCATAACTAACACTATTCTTAACGACACTTGCACCATAACCATTGGGGAAC